CAAATTTTCTTGCTGCAATACCTTTGTGTAGATAAGATTTTGGAGCCACAACTGACTCTTTTAATCCTTCTACAATTAAAGATCCATTATCAATGTGTATTGATAAATCATCTTTAGTAAATCCTGCAACTGCGAGAGAAATCTCATAAGAATCTTCATCCACCTTTAATACATCATATGGCGGATAAGATTGATTAGTTGCTTCACGATATACATTATTAATACGCTCTAACTCTCTGTTAAAGCCAATAAAAAAAGGATCTTTAAAAAGATCCATGGCAAATTGTGTTACCATTTATTCCTCCTTGAGCGAATAAGTTAAATTAGGTCCCATTTGGCGACCTATTTATATTATATCAAATTATGTAAACTTTGTCTATTAATTAAATATTTTACTATATGTAGGAGCAATCTCAAGATAGTTTATATTACATCTTTTAGGCATAGAAGAAATCCACAATATTGCACTTGATAAATCTTCAGACTCTAAAGCTACAGGCTTTATTTGGTCACTATGAGTGTTTATCGAAGCTGGGCAAATCTCCGTTACCTTTATCCCATAACCAGAATATTCAAGCCTGAATAACTCAGATAATCCACTAACAGCCTTTTTTGAATTACAGTAGCTAGCTTGTCCAATATACGGATATCTACCCGCAAATGATGTTATAAATATAACAGTAGAGTTTTCTGAATTCTCTAAGTTTTTAGTGAACATCCTAGTTAAATACATTGGCCCACTTACATTCAAGGCATAAGCTAAGGTAAAGCTTTCTGGATCTGAATTCACTAAAGTTTTTGGATCTACCCCACCTGCAGCATTATTAACTAATAAATCTAAAGTTATATTCTTATACTTTTCATAAAAAAATTTTATTTGCTCAAAATTAGTTAGATCTAATTCTTCTATGCTGACATTTTCAGATTCTAAATCTTTTATGTTACTGATATTTCTTGATGTAGCAATAACCTTATATCCATTATCAACTAAATCAATTACTGTTTTTCTTCCGACACCATGTCGAGTTCCAGTTACTATTGCTGTTTTCATTTTATCTCCTTTGTGCCCCAAGTTGGGATCGAACCAACGCTTGTACGATTTTAAGTCGCATGCCTCTACCGCTGGGCTATAGGGGCTTGCGATCCGTATCGGACTTGAACCGACGGCCTCTACCGTGACAGGGTAGCGCTCTAACCAACTGAGCTAACGGACCACTTAACTAAGAATTTAATATCTTAGCTAATGCATTTATTGTTGCGGCAATTCTTCCAATATCTCTTAATTGCTCAACACTAAATCCTTCTTGTTTTAATGTTTCATAATGTGCTTTAACACAAAAATGACATTTGCCAATTATTGAAGAGGCTAATGAGTATGCTTCAAAATTAGCTTTTGTAGTTCCTCCATGAGAAGCAATTGCATTCATTCTTAATTGTGCAGGAAGACCTGAAAGATTTGGATCGTCCGCCATTTCAAGATATGGATACCACACATTATTTTGAGCCATTAGGGCGCCAGCTGTCATTGCTGCATTCTTTTCGACTTCGTTTGTAGAAGAAGCGGCAATAAACCCAATAAGCTTTCCATTTCCAGTAGCAAATGAGGCTGCCAAAGCTAGGTGGGTCGCTAGCTCTGGATCAACCGTACTACGATTAATGACAGCATCAAGGTTTAATTTTATATCTTTGGCATATTCTGGCAAAGATTCTTTTAGCTGTTCAACCCACATTATAGAGTAGAGCCTCCAAGTGGTCTGTTACAAGCACAAAGTTCTCCTGTTTGAAGGGCATCTAGAATACGAAGTGTCTCTTCTGGACTTCTTCCAACATTTAAATTATTTACGGTAACGTGCTGAATAACATTTTCTGGATCAATAATAAACGTCGCACGTAATGCAACTCCATCATCTGTAAGAATTCCTAGTTGCTCTGCTAATCCAGTGTAACTGTTCTCATCTTCAGAAAACACCCAACCACGAACCTGATCAGCAAACGACCATGAGTTAGTCTTCTTCAAATCCTCATGAGCATTACGCCATGCCAATTTACAAAATTCGTTGTCTGTTGATCCTGTAAGCAATACTGCATCACGATCATTAAAATCATTTACAAGCTTATCATACGCAACAATTTCTGTTGGGCAAACAAAGGTAAAATCTTTTGGATAAAACATAATAATTTTCCACTTTCCTGGGAAGGATTCCTCAGATAAAGTTTCAAATACATCATCGGCTGCATCTAGTCTTCCTGGCTTAACGCCAACAACTCTAAATGGATCTAACTTGTATCCTACTGTTTTCATTTTTCTCCTATATATAGTTTGGGATTATTCCCGCTGGACCACCAGGGCTCGAACCTGGGACATTAGAGTTAACAGCTCTACGCTCTGCCAACTGAGCTATGGTCCACTGTGCGCCCCTGAAAGGAATTGAACCTCCGACGCAGGCCTTAGAAGAGCCTCGCTCTATCCACTGAGCTACAAGGGCCTATAATTATACCTAATTAGGGTTGAACCCGTCAATATCTTCTAGGGGAATTATTCCTTTCTCTAAAGCAATTTCATATCCTTCTTGAGTAAAATGCATTGTTGCTTCTAAATTTTCATCATATTCAACTTCCATTAACCCTTCTTCAAAAAGTCCAAGCAGGTTGTGATCAACATATTCCATGTGAGCTTCCCATAATTCTGGTGCTAAATCTTTTGTAACCGCCTCATTTAATTCAAATATTGCCTCTCCCTGTTCGTTATATCCAGCAAGCCTTATAGCACCAATCTCAATGTAATGTTGTATACGCTCTAATGCTTCTTCGTCGTTCATATTTCTCCTTTTGTGCACCAGGTAGGACTTGAACCTACGACTACCCGATTATGAGTCGGGGGCTCTAACCAACTAAGCTACTGGTGCTTAGTTAGCAATTATATATTTGTTATCTGATTATTGTCAATAGACTGCTCTACAATAAGCTGAACATAATCAGAAAAATGCTTTCTTATACTTCCTGGAGGCCTTTTACCTAACTCATTCCAAATTCTTTTATATTCAATCATGTTATCAAATGTGGTGGGGCAAACCTTAACTCCATTATATTCTTTTAATCTAACTGGAAGAGGTACATGTTTTCCACAGCACTTACATTCTTTTGCTTTATCTTGGTATATACTCATATTATTTCCATTCCATCTAGTGCTTCCGCCAAACTTTGTGGCATTGCAGACGGAGCTTTAATTAAATTAGGACTCTCTTGCTTTTCCTGCTCTCTCTGCTGCTTTCTAAGAGAGCTATAGGTATGAACCTCTACAGAGCCGAAGTCTGGCCTAGTTAGGCTTATAGCATTGTATATTGACCCGCAAACGGCGTCTGCTAAATCTTTAGATCCTTTTCTTGGGTGGTCTACCTTATCTCTCATAATTCTTAATTCAAGCAATTCATCTATTAATAATTTAATATGTGGGCCAGACAATCTTTCTTCTAATACAATCATAGCCATATCATCATAATGTTTTTTTGCCACCGACAAAGTCTCCGTGCTTATTCCATATTGGCGAAGTTGCTGCATCATGTCATGAGAATTCCACCTGTCGAATGTGCAAATCTTTATGTTAAATCCCCGTGATCTTAACGATAATATATAATCTTTAACTTCAGTAAAGTCAACTGATTTGTCGGTTGTAGGAGTCCAATATCTAACTGCATCTACCTCAACAATTGGAGCTGGCTGAGAATAATTATCTGTAACCTTTATATTTACCCACTTATTAATATGTGACATTGCCACGGCGCAATGGTCATGCTTCTGGGCCAGATCCACGTGTATAAAATAATCTTTATCTTCTATTGGGACAAACCAATCCTCAAATCTACCAAACTGGTCTACTCCTAATGCTAGATTACTAAATGCTTTTTCTATTTTTTCACGAGATTTAAAGAATGCATCAATTGCTTCTGGAGGCATACAGGCGAATCTTCCTAGAGCATCTATTGGATCTCTATAAAATGCTATCTTAAAATCTTCTATGCTTCTTGTAGGATTAACTTCCCATGTAGGTCTTTTAATAGCGTATACTTTAGGATATCTATAAGATACAATATGATCTTCATCCCAATAAACCTCAAATTCATTCCCGTTGGTATTGTCTGGCAAATCTGGATCTATCTTAAATTTATGTGAGCGCTGTATTGTTTCTTTTTCTGCTACAATTTCGTCATATCTCTGTTGAATGTAATCTTGCTTAAAGCGAGGAAACGAAAGTAATATTACCTTGCCATAATCTGGAAAACGAGAATCTACTGAGGCTCTATACATTTCATAAATACCGCTTGCAGTTTTAGCCTGATCGTGTCCAGTTGTGCTTTCTAGTGCAAATCCAGAGATCTCGTCTAGAACAGCAACCAATACGTTATAACCTTCAAACGCTTCTCTTTCTGAGTGTCCAGAATAAACAGTCACGTTTTTATTAAATTTAATTTCAGAGGCTTTCTCAAAATACTTTCCAATAAACCATGGAGACCCAACAATTCTATTTCTAAATCCCTTAAAGAAAACATTATTTGCCTGTTGTGCGTTAATAGCAATATTAATAATATCTATTGAGTCTCCAGGAGGCTTTCCATAATAAGTAGCTGGGTCCTTAAGACACAATAATAAATAAACTATATACGCTACTGATATTGTTGAGCAATAATCTTTTCCGCTACCTTTACCCAGTTGTGCTACTACCTCATTACAGGTTTGCTTATAGCGATCTTCGCCTTCTCTTTCTCCAAATAGTTTGACAAGAGTTGATTGTTTATAGATTTGTGAGCTTTTTTCGATAAGCGTATATTGGTACTCCGAAAGAGGGGGTAGTCCAAGATATTCTTTTCCTGTGACAAATGTTCTGAGGTCAACTGGTCTTTCATCAAATTCCTCTCCATCTAATATGTCGATGAGGTCATTAAAATTTAATTCCATTAAATTGACCACCACCCTCTAATTGTTCCACCATCTATAGGGCACTTCCACTTTAGATGTTCTCCGCTTTCATAATATTCTTTAAACAATTTATTATGCAATTCTATATCTGGTTCGTGCGTATCTCTTCCACAATCTGGACAGACTGAAGAATAAACATATTCATAGACATGCTTACAATGTTTTTTCATTTTTTATTTTTACATGCTTATATATAAAACCTGAAGTAGAATATCTTTCTCCATCAACAATTTCACGTACACCATGCTCACAATAACTTCCAGATCCATGAATAACAAGGTCTCCTGGGGAAGGCATATATTCTATATTTTGTTTTGGGTAATAAAGTCCACCACCACTTTTGGGAAGCTCGTAATAAACAATTGTTCCAAAAACTGAAAGCTCACGAATTAAAAAATCTTCTCCTTCTTTATACTCTGCAGCCAACTTTTCAACTAACTCAAAATCGTGAACATCGGAATGAGACCTCCACTCATTTCCCTTAATCATTTTAACCACATGACCTGACTCTGAAGCAAAGTGATTGTTGTCTAGAAGACTCTGTATTCTTTTTTGAATATATGCAGTTGTTTTTGTATTATACCTTGACATTGTATTTTTAAAGTATTCACCAACATACCAATCTTTTACATCTTTCACTTCTGATAAAACTTCATTTATCTCAAACTCAGATATAAAATTTTTATAAACATATATATCTTCACCAAGAGACTTAAATTTTAATAAATTTATTGGACTACTTAACATCAATCTGATCCTCTACAATTTGTATGGGCTCTACCACTCCAGTTATTTGTGACAATCTTTTTGCAACTTCCATTTTACACTTAGGACATGTTGCAGTTACTTCTTTTAATATTTTTACTAAGATTTCTTGCTTCCGCTCAGTTTCTGCTAACTGAGTTGCAAGTTCAGCGTTATCCAGTAGGCCAACTTCTTGAAGCATGCCAATTCTTTTGCCTTCAATGTCAGCAATAAGTTTTAATGATGTAGCTTTTACATTTAATTGTCCAGCCTGATCTGCGTCCTCTACAGTCTTCCATGCCTCTTTTATTAGCATGGCGTAGTGTTGGTCTGCTCCAGAGATAGCCTGCTTTGCCCTCTCACGAGCCCCAGAATCGTTTTTAACGACCTCTTTCCACTCATCTATATACCCAATAACATCTGCTCTTTTAAAACCTGTTAGAGTGGCAATCTGAGTAGGATTATTACCCTTAAGTAATTCCTCTACCACTTTATTCATGCGATCAAAATGATCTGCTAATTCAATATCCATATATAGATATTATACCATCTTAGTTGACTAAAATCATTCAGACCAGGATTTGGCTATTTTTAATAATACTAAATAACCAATTAAATCATCAATATCATTATCTCCTGGATATTCTGTGCCCTTCATTAATCTATTTAATTTGTCATCGATACGGACATGAAGTTGTTCTCGTGATCCCGCCTTTGAAAATATACGCACAGGGTCAAGGGCTGAATTACCATAGGCAATATTCTTCTTAACCAACATGTGTGCAATTTCATGGCAGGTCTGCCAAATTTCTTTTCCTGCCTCAGTGCCAACTGTTAATAAATATAAATCCTGGCACTCAAATGTTTTTGAATCTGGAAATACTGGATCTAAACTCATTTAATTATACCGTGCTCTTTCAATGATCTATGAATGGTCATAATGGTTACGCCACACTCTTTTGCCATTTCTTCCATAGTTTTTCTTTGAACTACATATCTTCTATACAGCCAATCTTTACTTTTGTATAATTTCATCTTTTAGTCAACACCTCATTTGCATAATATGCAATACCAAATGAATCTGCTACGTCAAAATCATCTAGATCTAATTTATATTTTTTATTAAAGTAATCTACTGTACGCTGTTTCCTGATTTCCCGCATCTTTGCCTTATACCAAGAGTCAGCGTATCCAGGATTCTCAATCCTAAGTCTGTCTTTCTCAAACTTTGTTGGGTTCTTATTTCCAATATGAGCCTGCCAAGATGAAGGAGATATAGTGATAACACTAGCACCACTAGACATAAGCTCAGCAATGACGACGCCGTATACATAAGACAATTTTATCACGGCATCGGCTGACTTGACAAGTATGGCTCCCTCAACAGCAATATAATCTGATTTTAATTCACCTATCATTGCAAACACTTTGCATTTAGCATCATAAATTTTTTCATATATATCATTTCCAGTTAAATTAATTTTTCCCCATTTAATTGGAATGTTATTTTCAAGTAGGCAGAATGCAATTGAATTTGTAGAAGCATCTATCCCTAAAACTCTGCTTGCTTTTGTTTTAATAAGGCTAGCTAATGTCATCTATCATCCTTAAAATAGCTGATCTATTTTTTATAGCAGAATTTTTTTCGCATCTAGAGCATACCTTAGACTGATTATACCTACTTAGTCTAGATTTACAAAACTTGCACTCTCTTTTTGCTCCAGACCTAATAGCTTTTTTTTCATAATATTTTTCCATAATCTTTTTATTAGTTGCAACCCTGCAGCATTCATCACAACAATATTTTTGATTATGAGTCTTTGCATCAAACTCTTTTGCACAATCCTTATTAGCACAAATCATAGTTTAGGTGGCTCATATGCTGGTATATCAATTAAGCCAATTTCACCAGACCAACATTCTTTTTTGATTTTACAATTTTTACAGGCTGAACTTGATTTAATAAAAGGACGTGTAGGAAGTTCTCCAGATCTAAAGTTGTCATATACAATGCACATCCAGTCAAATAGATCTTCAATAATTTTTTTGTTTTTATCATTCATGTGTACAGGAATAATTAAAACCTCTTGAGTGTTTTTATTCTCATATAAAAAGAACCCTTCTTTAACATCTTTAAGCTTCATATATGTTAGAAGCTGAAGTAGATGATTTGGTGAGGGAGACATCTTAGCCTGATGACTATCCCAATTTTCCTGCTTAGCCGTCTTTATTTCTCCGATCACCTCTTGGTCATTCCAGTCTAAAATAACATCTATAAATCCACGAACTGGAGGGTACTCATTAATAATCTCATACTCTTCATGCTTCATTACGCCCATCTTCTTAATTATCCCCTGAATTCTTTCATGAGCTTGTGTGCCTTGGGACATGTTTGCTATTGCCTGAGAGTTGTTATTATCTACAAACATCACCCCACTAAAAGCAAGATACCAATACCTTGGGCAATTACCGCTTCCATAACCTAAAGAGCTTGGACTAAAACTATTTTTAGTTTGTTTTTGATCTGGCCTCTTTGTTGCAAGATAGGCGTCATCTAGCATCTTGGCAAATGCTGACGGGTCAAAGTTTCCTGTAACTTTTTTAAATTTTAAGTTTGCTACTATTTCTTTACCCATTATACCTAACCACATATTTGAGAGCATCTACTAGTTTGTCTATAGATTCTTTTGCTGAATAATAGATGTTCTTTTTATTATTATTCATTGTTCCCGCCTTATCCTTAGCAATAGTTGAATACACTGAAGCCATCATAGAAAACTTAGT